CGACCACACCAGCTCGTGCACCGAGATGCCCATGCCGATGCCGTCGAGCACGCGCATCAGAAACGTCTCGCGAGCCTCGAGGCTGTTGAGCCATTCCTTCGTGAGATCCACCAACTCCGATGCTGCACCGCGCATCTCAGGCGCGACGTCAGGCGGCATCTCGACAGCGTAGCGACGGCCTGCCACCGACGAGCGGCGCGTGGCGTACGCACGACGCACGACAGGGTCACGGCGCATCTGCGTCGCCATGTCCGCCCAATACTCGTAGTTGCCGAAATCAAGCTCACGCAGCGCGGTGCTGATGCGCCCCGGCGACACCGGCTGAAGCGCACGGCCCGTGATGGCGCTGAGCGGCTGCGGACGGATGACGCGCCCCATCTCAGGGATGCGCGTCACGGTGCCCATCGGCTCCGGCGTGGCGGCTGCGACGGTGCGTGTCGCGCGCGGCTTGCGGGTTGTCGTCATCGGTATTGCTCCGAGGGCGTCAGCCCCAGTAATTCTTCCGGCCGCGTCCATCGCGCGGCGCGTAATCGCGCGTGAGGTCTGCGCTCACGCGACGGCCAGTGCTCGCGACTGGTGAGCCGACGTGCATCTCGCTCAGCAGATCGAAGGCCGCTGCGAGCGCGTCTACCTGGTCGTCGTGCGCGTCGGTCTGCCCGGTGAACCGCGCGACCTCGTCGCACAGGTCACGCGTCCACGCAGCGCCCTCGCGCACGAGCACGCGGCCTGCGTTCCATGCTGCCGCGAAGGGCGTCGCGCGACTGTACTTGTCGCCGAGCGCGGGCTTCACGTCGACGCTGAGGCCCACGCCGCGAGGTGGCGGCAGCGCGAGGAAGTCGAGCGCGCCACGGTCAGCGCCGCCTGCGTAGATGCGCGTCGCCGTGTGCGGCCAGCGCGCCTTGAGCTCAGCCAATCGCAGCGCGAAGTCCGATGCACGCATCTGCTCGCGCATCACGTCGAGCACGTAGTAGCGCGCATCCGGCCCGACGCCGTGCTTGCCCATCACGACAGCCACCGACCAGTCTGCCGACGTCCGCGCGCTGTACGCGAGGTCGAGGCCGATCGCGCGCGAGAGCTCCGTGGGCGCGACCGCGTACGTCGTCGGCGACGCCGAGAACACCGCGCCGCCTCGTGCTCGAGGCTGGCCCATGTAGAGCGCCGCCCACTCGTACGGGCCGACCTCGCGCTCGCGCTGGCGCAAGAACTCGCGCGGCCTCTGCGACGGCCACAGCGACTCGTCGTCAGCGGTAATCGCAGGGAGGTTGACGACCTCCCAGCCGTCAGCCTCGAGCCTGCCGATGAGGTCGTCGGGATGCCATCGTGTGTGCACGACGATGCAGCTGCCCGTTGGCGCGATGCGCGTCAGCGCCGTCGAGCGCAGCCAGTCCTCGACCTTGTCGCGCTCGCGTCGCGATTCAGCCTCTTCTCGATTCTTGTGCGGGTCGTCGACGACTACGATTTGCGCCGCGTATCCGGTCAGCGGACCGCCGATGCCCGTCGCGAGCAGACCGCCACCCTCGACCAGCCGCCAGCGTCCGGCCGCGCTCGTGTCGTCGCGAAGTGCCAGCCCTGCTTCACGCGCGAGGTCGCGGATCTCTTTGCTGCGGTCGTGAGCGAAGTCCGCGCTGTAGGACGCGTAGACGACCGGCCAGCGCGGGTGACGCGAGAGTGCCTGGACGATGCCGTGCTGGATAAGCGTGGTCTTGCCAAACTGCGCGGGCACCGAGACGCACGCGCGCACTACCTCTCCGCGAATGGCGCGCTCGAAGAGCTGGGCCACCGGCGCGAGATGCTGCGGCGGCTCCCATCGCGGAGACAGCGATGCGACGTAATCGACAAGCGGCAGCTTCGCGCGCAGGTCGCGCTTCGTCGGCGCAGCCGCTTGCTTGATTTCTGCGAGCCTCAGCGCGGCTTGAGCTGCGAGACTGCCCCTTGCCCGCTGTAGCTTGCGCGCGCGTATCTGCTCGCGGACGTAGCCACCGCCCATCAGTGCGCCTCGTCGCCCTCGTCGGTGTCCTGCGCCTCCGCGTCACCGATGCCCGACAGCGCCGCCAGCAGCGCCGCGTACCACTGCGACGGCAGCACCTCGCGCGCGACCTCGAGCACGTCTTGCGCCGCTTGGTCCTGCGCTTTGAGCACCATCGTCTGCGAGGGCGCGTACGCCTCAGGCATCATGCGCTCGAGCATCCACGCTCGCGCTTTCCAGTCTTGGATCTCGCCGTTGTCGGTGGGCGTGGCTTGCAGCCGAATCACGTCCAGCGTCTCGGCCTCAAACTCTGCGCGAGCGCGAGCGACGGCCGCGAGGAACTCCGAGTATTGCGCGTGTCCGCGCTCGGCCTCTCGCCGCCAATACTCAAGGTTTCGTTTGTCGACGCCTTCCGCTTGCACGGCTGACTCGACACGCAATCCTGCCCTCACGCGGGCGCACACACGCTGCGTGAACGCCTCCGTGATCATGCTCGGTCGTGCCATCAGGTGACGCCTCGCCTCGCGATTCTAAGTGAGCGCGTCAATTCGACGCCGCGCAAGCCCGTTGTCGCGAACTGACGCGAATAGAAACGAACACGCATCGGCACTACTTTCGACGCATCTCGCCGCGCATCCACTCGTGCAGCTCGGACTGCACAGCGACGACGCCGACGAAGGTCTTGTAAGTCGGCGCGGGCTTCTCGGCGCGAGCCGCAAGTTTCTGCGCCTGCCGGTCGCTGCACCCAAGGACCGTCGAGATTTCCTTCCAGCCTTGCACGTCCCACGGTGTTGCGCGTGTCGCGGCCATAGCGTCTAGCCTCCCGTCGCGCGGTATCAGCCCGCGCCCTGCCAGTCGTGAATATAGCTCCGCGATGCCTTCGCGGCGCATGGCGGCGACGTGACCAATTGGCACATCGACGCCGAACACGGCGCTTGCGTGCTCTGCGACCTCGCGCGGCGACGGGTCGTCGTACGGGTCGACGCTGTCCGCGCTAGGCTTGCCGCGCACCGTGAGCCTGTAGCGTGGTTGCTTCTGCCGTGCGCCCTCACCGCGCATCGGCTGCGGATGCTGTAGCGGTACGCGCGTGCCTGGGATGCCGAGCGTCGCCCAGATAACCACCTCGCGAGCCTGCTCGGCGTCGAGGCGCTGCGTGGCCGGATACGTCGTGAGCGTCCACCCGCTCGACAGGCACTGCGCCCACATCCGCGAGACGGGCGCGATGCGCTCGACGGCACGCTGACCGGCGTCTCCGCTGGCTGTGCCTGACGCGCCTCTGTGCTCCGGCTCGAAACGCGACGGCGACGACGACGACCTCACCGGCGCACCATCGACGCGGACCTCGTCAAGCGCGCGCAGGGCTCCCAGCACACCGCGAAACGGCGGGCGCGGCGACTCGCCTTTGCTCTCGCGAGCGAGGATGAGCAGCGCCATCCGCGTGGCTTCGTCGGCCAGTCGCGCGCGGCGTGCGGACTGCTCGGCGGTGATCGTCTCGATCGCGGTGTCATCGAGGCGCGCGATGGCCGGGTCGATGACGGGCGCGGCCTCGAGGCTGGCGACGAGCTCGACCTCCGCGACGTGCTCCGCGAGCAGGGCGCGCACGTCCACGCTGAGCAGGCTGCGAGCGGGGCGCTTCACGCAGGCACCTTTGCGGCGCGCTGGCGGCTGCGTGGCGCGGGCACGACCTCGCGCTCGACCTCCGCGACGGTGACCTCGACGCGCGGCCTCTCGCGGTCGATATGCGTCGCGACGAGCAGCGTCACCACCTGCGAGTCGTCGAGATACAGCACGCCGTTGAGCGCGTCGAGGATGGTCTTTGCGACGTTGTCCAAGTCGCGCCGCCTTTCGTCGGGCAGGTACGCCTCGACGTCCACGCGATACCGCTGTGCCTTGCTCGGCAACCACGGCCCACGCGGGCGCGCTGCCATCGCCACGAGGCGCACGGTGCGCTGGTAGGACCGCTGCTTCGTGGACGTGTAGCGGCGCGTGCCCACGCTGGCGGCGCGCTGCCACGGCACGACCGGGCCGGGCACGACGAAGCGGACGTCGAGCGTCATCGCGTCGTCCCGCGCATCGCTGCGAGCGCTTCCTGCCGCACGTACTCCTCGCGACGAGCGCGTGCGTCCTCTTCGTGCTGCTCGCGCGCCTCTCGCGACTGCTGCGAGGTGCGCCCAAAATGCGCGGCGTGCGTCGGGCTCATGCGCTTCTCAGCCGTCGCCGCTGCTGGATTGCGCGCAATCGCGCACGCACCGCACCTGCCCGCGACGAAGCCGGGATGTCTGCGACACTGCGCTGGAAGTTGACCGGCCATCAGTTCGAAGTCCTATCCGGTGCGATGTCGAGTTGCACCACAATCTCCTCAATCCTCATCGGACACCAGCGCGGCGGCACCTCTGGCGGCTCTGTCGAGAGGTCATCGCTGCCGACGATGAGTCGGTCATCGCGCACGCTGCACGTGTGCTGGATGCGCAGCTCGTCGGCCGACGCACCGATGATGTCGGTCGACGTGAACGGGCACGTCACGCAGCCGCCGAAGATCATGATGCGCATCGCGGGCGCGAGCGTAGCAGCGTGCAAGCGCGGCGTCATCGATGCCTCGCAGACGGCCAGCGTCTACGGCCCTCGTTGTGCCTGACCTTCGCGACGGCCACCGAGCACACCGGCCCGCAGTAGCGCACGCGATGCTGGTACGTCGCGCGAATGAACAGCTCGCCGCAGTGACCGCATTTCGTCGGCGCTTCTTTGCGATACGGCCCCGGCCATTTCTTCGTCCCGTCGCGCGGCATGATGGGCACGCCAGACTTGAAGAATGCCGCGTTGCAATCGTCTTGCGCAGCAGGCCAGTGCGCCGCGACTCCGCAGCCGTAGCAGCGACGCAGCGGCTCACCGTCCAGCGTCAGGCCGTCGTCGTAGAACACGTGCTGTCTCATCGACCGATTCTCCGCGCGCAATTGCGCTGCTGCTCCACCACGTGCTGGCGGTCAATCGACCTGCGACGCAACGCGGCCGAACACGCGACGCTGCATGACCTGCCGTTCGCGTGCTTCGACGGCTTGCGATAGCGCCTGCCGCACACCGAGCACTGCGGCTCCACGCCATCGACGTAGGGCCCCTCATACTGGTCTGCGTGCAGCGGCGTCGAATAGCCTGACCTCATCGCGAATCGCGAGAGCACCATCGAGCACGTGCGACGCGCGCCCGGCCAGTGGCTGAGCGTGCCGCAGCGCGAGCATCGTTGACGCTCGCCGCCGACCTCGCGTTCGCCGTCACGCTCCCACTCGTGCGCGATGAAACCGAAGCGCGTGTCCTCGTCATCGATCACGACTGGCCTCGCTTGGATGCGCGCATTCGACGTGCCTGGTCGCGATTCGCTCGGCGCTTCTTCGTCAGCGAGCACGCTTCGCTACACGTCGTGCTCGCACCGTGTTTGATGTTGCGGCGATAACGACGCTCGCAGATAACGCACACGCCCTCATCGCCATTGACGTACGGCCCCGGATGCTGGCCGGGATACAGCGGCTGCGTCTCAATCGACACCGGCTGAAAGCGCACGAGCAGCTGCACGCACGTCGCATCCGCAGCAGGCCAGTGCGCCAGCACGCCACAACGCGCGCAACGGCGACGAGGCTGGCCGAGGTCACGCACGCCATCGTCGCGGAAGTCGTGCGCGAGGAACGGCTCCGCGTCGAGCTCGTCGTCGTCGTCGATCACGGCTTACCCTGCAGCCGGTCCGACGTCCGCGCGCGATACGCCGCCGCGTGGTTGCGATTGCGATCCATGTCGTTCTCGCGCACGCACATTGGCCCGCAAAAGGTGATGACGCGAAAGCGCTTCGGATGCCGGAATCGCGCCGAGCACCGCGTGCACGTCAGCCACTTGTGCCTGCGATACGGCCCTTCCCAGTGCGTCGACGCGCCGTCGCTCGAGACGAGCGCGCGGACGTCAGCGTCCATCGTCGCGAGCCGCGCTACCGACGCAGCGTCCAGCCACGGG